GCGCTGAGGGTAGCAGGCGAAATACCAGGAGCGCCTCGACGTACGCGCCGAAACCGGAGCCAACCTGGTGGGAACTCATAGCCTGGAGCTCATAGTCGGCCGCGAGACCATCGATGGTGGTCTCAACATCCTTGACCAGACAGGTTTCTACAACGTGCGGGGCTTTGGAAGCAGCCATCTATCGTCCTTTCCGATAGGGAAATTCACAGTTCGGCAGCCCACGCTGATCGTATGGGCGTGAAGCGTCGAGATAGCAGGGAGTGATGAAGTAATTCTCATTTAGGCAAGCCGCGACGGCCAGATCACGAGACGAGAAGATACCTTGAAACTCCCACTCCTCGTCGCCGCGCCATTGACCGCAAAGCCACAGCTGTGCGTGTTCCATTAGTCCTCTCCGGCGATTTTCGTCACGGTCAGCCAGCAACGGCAGGCAGGATGCGCACCAGGCGCATAAATCATCGGGGCGAACTCGTAGCCGACCTTTACCGGACCCAGCAGCGCAAAGCTGGCGCAGAGTGGGCAGCACCCGAGGTCCATGACCGTCCACTGGTACTCAAGAACCATTCCCGAAGCAAGCCAGGCATTCAGATGGCCAAAAGTCTGCTGCCTGGCGATCTCGTTGTCGGCGATCAGATCGCCGTGCTCGGGGGTCCAGACCACGCTGGCCTGGAGCACGGCCTCGAGCTGCTGGGGCGTCCAGTCCTCCGCGATCGCCTGCTTCAGAGTGGTTAGAACGCTATCCTTCGCCGTCGTCGAGATCGCCCAGGCCGGCGCGGTGGCCTCGGTGAGCGTGCCATCGTCCTCGAGGTCGTAGCCGACCATCTCGGCAGCGCGCTCGTCGGCCGCCCGCTTCGCCTTGGGCATCGCTTCGGCGATGGTGCCGGGGAGCGATGCCCCAAGGTTAGACGCAACCTGGTAAGCACCCGCGTGAACGCCTTCCTCCGCTGCGATCTCAAAATAGGGAGCCGAGAGCCCGTAGAGCGTCTCGTAATCCCAGCCGAGCAGGGCGATGATCTCGGCAGCCCGGCGATCGCGGTCGTCGGTGTCCTTCAAAAGCGTTCCACGTGCCACACTCGCTTTCGCGACACCGAACTCCTGCGCGGCCTTGCTCGAGACCCTCGCCTTCTGGTCAGCCAGGAACTTCTTTAGCTGGCGCGCGAAGTCGTTCCGAGCCTGCCGGCTGTGGGGAGTGAGGTCGCCCGCGCGGGCCTTCAGACTGGCAATTTTCTTGACCTTCGCCGGTTTCGGCCGCCCACCGATCGGGGGTTCGTCCTCGGACCCAGCGGCCGGCTTGTCTGAGATGGACATCCACCCGGTAGTAGTCATGCTCCCGAGCTCATTAGCCTGGGGCTCGGACCGGGGGTCGTCGCCACGGGCCTCGCGGATCTCGTTCACGCTGTAAGCGCAGGCTTTGAGATAGAGCGTGTCAACCTGGGCCTGCTTCACGGGATCCATTTCCCGCTCGTCGAGGTACGCGAATTCCACGTCGTCGAGCTTCATCTGCCGCTCGATCACCTGGCCGTTCATCACGTTCTCGATGTGCTTCAGGTAGGGCTCAAGCCCCTCGATCTGAGCCACATCAGAGGATTCTTTCGCCGTGCCCCGGTTAACCTGTTTGAGCATGTTCTGTGGCGAGATAGAGAAAGCAAAGGCCACTACGCGAACGAGATATTCGTTGATCACCGGATCGATGAGTACTTCATGGGGCGAAAACTGTGCATTGTGCTTGCCGTCGGGGATGAGGATCATTCTCCGCTTCATCGCCAAGTTGCCAGCCAGCATAGAGTCGAGCCACTTCTGGTGATCCTTGATCTGCTGACTTGTCCATCCTTCTGGAGCCGGAACAAATGCGCGAGGCACGTTGCCTGAAGTGAAATCGAGTTTGATGGTCTGCTGCCAGTTGGCGCCGATCGTGAGCGTCGTGATGATCTGCTCGACGGGGCCGAAGCCCCAGCGTGAGTCAACCCGCGGATTCCGGGGCGAGTAGATCAGTTCGTCGACCGAGTACTTCTTCTCGGTGCCCGTGGCCGCAACGTTCGCCGTCGGGATCCCGAGGATGATCTGCTGGTAGGCCGGCGACGGAGGCTCGGGAACGAAACCGAACTGGTCGAGCAGGGGTGTGATGGTGGCGCCAGAGACCAGGCGCAAAGACAGCACGTCGCCGCCGATCGACTTGATGGGATAGATGCAGGGAGCGTCAAAGACCAGGAGCTGCTCGAGCCACATCCGTATCCACAGGTCGAAGCTATGCACGCCGTCGGGGAAGCGGAGCAGATTTGTGACCTTGGCGATGTTGGGGTTCTTCGTCTGCCGATCAGCCGCAGTCTTCTTCGTCTCGCCGAGCTGCGGTTTGACGCGGATAACCCAAGGCCGATTGACGATCTGGTCCTTCCTGGTCTCGATCATCAGCCGGCAGAGATCGAAGGAATTAGAGACGTTCCAAAGTTGCGGGAACTTGATCGCGACGTCGCCGCGGGGGGTGAACTGGAGGTTGATGCCAGGCGTGAAATCCCACTGCCGGATGCCGGTGCCGAGCTGCAGCGTGGGTCGGATGGGGTTCTGAGGGCTTGCCCAGGAGCCGGGCGTTACACCCTCGATGAGGTTTCCCGCTGGACGGAAAACCGGAGAGAAAGCATCGGCGATCGTCTTAATGAGGCTGGTGCCCATCTCTCCGGTCTCCTCCTATTGCGCGCGGTCAGCTACCTTTTCTACCGAACGCCGCGGGTTGCAGCAACGCGATTGGCTTGGTCGATTTCCGTTTGGGTGCGGCCACCGCTGGCAACCCGGTTGTCTGCATCGATGTCCGCCTGGGTGCGGCCATCATTGACCTGGCCAACACGGGCAGATGCGGCATCGAGTTGCGCCTGGGTCTGTCCATGGCGAAGTCCGACCGGGCCGGAGCCTGGCGCTGGATAGAGAGCCAACGAAAGGCCGAACGTGTTCACAGGGACCGCGGGGCCGACGCCGACGTTGATCGTCTCGGTCACCGTGGTGCCGTCCGGAGCTACAGCCGAAACCGTGATGGCGTCAACTGCGCCGACGGTGTCATTGGCCGAGTCCGTAAGCAGGAACTGCTGTGCGAGGGGAACTGCCCCGCCCGTCACATCGACCGTTGCCGGTGCGCTGGTGACGTTCGCGTCGCTCGAACTGATCGTGGGCGCGAAGGTGTAGGGTGCGGCTCCTGCCGGCGCCACGTAGGGCGCGCCGCTTTCCAGAAGCTGGGCAACGAGCTGCGCGTTGCCGCCGAGGGCGATACTCGTGATTGGAAGTACTTGTGAGGACATACCATCTCCTGTATACAGAGTGAGTTGCAGCGAAAAGTTGTGAGGCGCGACCTCACGCCGGATGGCGCGGACCTCGCAGAGAAGTTGCTGAAAGAGACGTTCAATCCTGACGAGCACGTGCTCTTCTGACATTGGCTACTCCTCCACTTTGGGCAGTTTTGCCCACACGTCCGGTCGCACGACTGGATTATAAGCCCACATCGCAAGGCAGGTCGGACATTGTACGACCACCTGGCCTGTGGAAGAGTCGCACCGAATTATGACTTTCTCGGAATTGCCGCACGCTGGGCAGATCTGCCTGCGCTTCACCCGCCGCGCGCGGTAGTCGGCGCTCAGAATCGGGAACCGGCGGATCAGCCAGAGAATGAACCGAGCGAGCATCAGGTCGCCTCCACAGCGCCGACCAGGCTCGCGAGAGATCGCCCGGCGATAAGGGCCTCGAGGGTTTCAACTGCCGTGCTTACCACCAAGTGGCGGTCGACCGCCCGATCCTTCCTCTCTTGAGCCGCTGTCAGCATCTTCCGCGCCAGATCGATCTCCGCGTCAAAGCCCTCGATTTCTACGTTGAGCGTGGAGAGCTCACGCCGAAAGGTGGCGGTCGTAAGGCGGTAGACGCGGAGATCGCGCTCTTTGTCGCGCTGGGGTGTGGGCGTCGGCCCTGACGGCGCAGCGACCTTTGGCTTGTGACCGTAGCAATACTCGGTGCCGGGGCGCTTTGGATTGGGAGTGAAACGCCGACCACAGCCACATCGGCAGATTCTCGAGGTCACAATCGTTACGGGCATCAGGGCTCCCCCGCTTCCATCGCCTCAAGTTTCTGCGCATGCCAGGTGTCCGAGGAGTCAATTACCAGGCCCAGGTCTGGCCGCGCATCGTGGATCCCGCGAGCGAAAACGGTGAGGTGAATCCAGCGGTCGCCGTTCCACTGCACGCGCCGCTGACAAACAACGCAGAGCGTCTGCGAGTGGCGCGTGTAGACGACCCCAGGCATGCGCAGCGTGGCCGGCGACGCCGGCGCCTTGGCTACACCCCGCCGCGGCATCAGCGCCCCTGCTCTCTGAGCCACTTCTGGTGCTCGGCGTCGGTGACCTCACGGGGGGCTGTCTTTGGCTTCTGGAGCGCGTCCGTAGCGACCGTCCAACTGCAGTCCGGTGCATGAGCAAACCCAGGCGAGGCGCCGCACCCGGGGCACGGAGGCCGGTCCTTACGCAACGGGCCGGTCTTGATCGGCTTCTGTAGCTTCCCAGGCTTCTGCATCACCGCTCCCTCGGCCGCGCCTCGCGCAAGCCAATCGTGCTGACTGAAACAGCCGTGTCCAGTGATTGAAGCCGCATTTGCACCGCAAACCCGGACTGGCCGCCGGCCATCGCTTCGTTGATCATCTTCCGCCGGAGCCAAAGGACCGCCTTCTCGCGCTGGGCATTCATCCGTTCGAACCGTTTCGTGCTGGGTTTCCGTTTATGCATTTACCACCTCGTTTGAAATTTGCCGATCGACTTCGCGCGCCCGCGCTCCTCGTTCCACCCCCGGCTGCGCACCAGACGCTCGGCCTCGGCGTCCAGTTCGTCGTCCTCGGTGACGCGCTCCCAGGCGAGCCCGCAAGAGTTGCACTGGCGAGCGCGGTCGCTCGTTTTGACGGCCGGCGCACCACACTGCGGGCATTCGGCCAGATCCTCTGTGACGATGAGACGCGACATTATCCGACCGGCTCTCCACTCTTCCATCGCCGCGCCGAGAAAATAGCAGCGTCCGCGCAGGTCGCTAATCCATTCCAAACCGCTTTGGGATCCGGCTCGGAACACTCGACCGCCCTAAACATTGGCCGATGTAACCAGATTGAGACCAATACCTTGAATCGCTTCATTGGAGCATCCCCTTAATCACCGTCGGTGCCAGGAGCCGCCTGCGCTGCTCGGCCTTGATCATATCGAAGATTTTCTGAGCGTCAAGGCGCTCCTGCTCTGGGCCACGTTCGTATTTCCGGTAGTGCGCCCGGCAGGCCGCCTTCATCCTTTCTAGCAAGTCATCGGGCGTCGCCGCCAGCATGGCCGGGATTTCAATCCAGACGGTCATAGTGAGCCTAAAGAATCAGTCGCAACGGGAAAACACCCTCGCCCTCCGCGGAGGGGACGGCCGTCTCTTCGAGTTCGGCCTGAAACTGAGCGAGATCCTGATCTTTATGGGCACCAATACGCGTGATCAGGCAGACTACCTTCACGCCGCCCTCGGTCTCGCCCTCCCAGACGCGCGCCGGGATTTCCTCGCGCCCCTGACAGATCGTGACCATCCTGCACGTGCTTTCGATCATGATTTTCATGCTTGCTCCGACTTTCCACACTTTACCACTGTTTCAGCCAGGCGCCGCATCAAATCATGCTTCCGGACGCGCTTTTCCACATTTAAAGCACTTATCCCCATCCCAGACCACAGATCCACATTCACACCGATCACGGTCGCCGCCCGCGACGTTGATCCGCGGCGCCTTCGGGGCCTCCGGGGATTTCTGGCCCTCGTCCTTCACGAAGCCAGCCCAGCCGCTCGAGCCTTCCGCCAGTTCCGTCATCGCCCACACCATCGCGTCCATCCTATCCGGAGAATCCTTGTCGACCGCCGGGTTCCAGTTGGTGGCCTGGTCCTCGAGCTTGGCGAACATGCCATGGTGATGAACGCGGTGCTGCTCGTAGAGCGCAGAGACGGGCTCGGCGCGCGTCACCTTGCCGCGGCTGGCGGTTACCTTTTTGTAAGAGATGTTCGCGTCCTGGTGGCGAATCAGCGCCTCGATCATGTCCCCGCCATTGTTGGCCTCGCCCACCAACCGGTCGGCCCCCAGCCGGTGGTAGAGCCTCACCGCCTGCTTTGCCGCCTCGTCGGGGCTGTAGACCTCGCTCTCGTCGGCCAGGATGTAGAAGTGCGCCGGGTCACGGCCGTCCTGGCCAGCGGCAATAATTCCCCACTCGTCCGAATCGGGGTTCGAGGTTGTGGCTGGATCCATGGCGACCACGATGCGTATGAGAGGAGGAAGATTCGAGACGCGCGCACCCTCGATGTGTTCCATGTGAAACAGAGCATCAGGGTTATCATCGAGCACCTCCGCGAGCAGCTCTTGCCGTCCCAGTCGGGTGTTTTCATACCGAGTGATGATCTTCGAGTAGAAGCCAGGCGCAAGGTTCGAACGATTCTCGTAGGTCGTGCCACGGGTGATCGCCACGGTGGGTGCGTCGCCGCGGCTGGCTGCGATCAGCATTCGGATCAGGGCGGTCGGCCGCGGGGTCGTCGTGGCTACGGTTTGAGGGTTTTTGCCGAGCCTCAACCCGAACTGCGCCTGGTCCCAGGCATCGCTGTCGTATTGCCATGAGGCCGGTTCGTCGGTCCATAGTTTAGAGTGCTGCTTTCCGCGTAGCCGATCCGGCTCCTGGGCGGTGAATAGCAGTGACCGAGCCCCATTAGGCCATTCCAGGCGACGTTTCGAAACCCGGTAGATTGGGCGTTCCTGGCGGGGGCAAACGGCCAGAATGCCAGATTCGCCCTCGACCATTACGTCGCGAAGATCGTCCGCTGTCGGCGCAACCATGTTCACGTGGTTAAAGCCGGCCCCGATCCAACCGCGGACCGATTCAGCGCCGACCCTGGTTTTTCCATATCCCCTGCCAGCGAGCACTAGCCACGTGGCCCAGTCCCACTTCGGCGCGATTTGATTGGGCCGCGCGGCGATCAACCAGTCGAAGCGCAGCGCGTAGAGTTCCTGATCGGAAAGCCTGGCTAGGCGCTTACTGAATTGTTTTTGCTGCCGGAGCTGGTCCAGTACCGAGTAGCTTCCCAATCAATTCCTCGCGGTCGACCTCGGGGATCAATGGACTATCGTCCTTGCCGGTGAGCTCGTGACGATCCTTCTGACCAAGGAGGTTCTTGCCGAGCCACACCAGCATGGTCCGATCGCCTTTCATGGCCATCTCGAACTGCTTCCTGCGCAGCGAGGACATACACTTCTGCCGCCCGACGGCGAAAGCGCTCGCATAATTTCTGTAAATCGTATCGACGGAGCAGCCGAGCACCGCAGCGCAATCCTCCTGAGTCAGACCCTTCATTGCCATGATCTGGATCATGCCGGCGTTGAGGACTTTCTTTGGTGCACCCCCGCGACTTTTATAGGGCTCCGCAGAACCTCGTTGTTTCTTCTTCATAACCTTACCGGCGAAAAAGTGAATTGCGCGGCCCAGGATCTCCCCAGATCCGTCGCTGCTTGGCAACAGTCTAGGGCCGCGCGGACTTGCTAACTGTTTTGTTTCGTTTGGAGATCCTTGATCTCCTTCACTTGAGCTGGAGTGCGTTGGGCAGGGTTAATTTTCTCCAGTTCAACCAGGCGAGCCTGTTCGGTTGAATTCAGCATTCGAGGTAACCTCCTTTCTTCGTGAATTTAAAGGGAATTACGTCTTTTACTCCCCTATCCACAAGATTTCCTCATTTTCTTCTTGACATTCCTGCGGGAATCAACTACCTTAAATACATCAGAGGTTGCCAACCTCAAAGGAGCTTCAAAATGACGTACACCTACACAACTCAGGCGCGGCCCAAGGCCGTAAGCGGTCCACTCCACAACAATCTGATTGCCTCTGGCCTTCGCCTTCACGGGCGCGTCACTGCCTCTGGACAGGCCGATACATACAACTACGTTGGCGCTTTGGACGCGGTATCGATCCAAGGCAATCAAGTGAACGTTTTTTGCCGGGGCATCCTCGTCAAGCAACTCAACCGGATTTTCGACGATCTCTCGCAGCCTATCGACATTCAAGCTCTCGGCATCGCTTTCGCTACGGAAAAGACCTACATGTATGCCAAGTCGCGCCGCCGTCTGGCGTCTCTTCTTTCCCTCTAAGCTCCGCCGCGCCTTCCTTAGGTAAGCGGTGCGTCGGGCTTGGCAGCCTGGGTCGGTACGTAACCCGACAGAAAGCTTCTCGCCATGAGCCGTTCCACGATCAGCACCTTCCAACTCTTCCAAATGTTCCCCGACGAAGAGACAGCGCGAATCTACTTGGAGTCGCGCCTCTGGCCCAAGGGTGTTACCTGCCCAACCTGTGCCGGTCAGGATCGCATCACGCCCCGTAAGGCTGGCTTTCACCGCTGCAATAAATGCCAGCTTGATTTCACCATCCGTACCGGAACCATCTTTGAGCGCAGCCACATCCCGCTTCACAAGTGGCTCTATGCCATGTACCTGCTCGTCACAGCCCGCAAGGGCATCAGCTCCATGCAGATCGCCAAAGAGATTGGCGTACAGCAGAAGTCGGCATGGTTCATGCTTCACCGCTTGCGTGAGGCTTGCGGCGGCGAACTGGCCAAACTGCAAGGCATCGTCGAAGCGGATGAAGCCTTTTTCGGCGGCAAAGAGGCAAATAAGCATGAATCCAAGAAGCTCAGAGCTGGTCGCGGTTCGGTCGGTAAGACTGCTGTAGTCGGACTCAGGGAGCGCGGCGGACGCACCATCGCCTATCCCGTTCCGAACACTGACAAAGAGTGCTTGCAGGGTGCGGTGCTGGATAACGTCGAAGTCGGCACCCAGCTTATGACCGATGAATCGACTGGCTACGCTGGAATCGGCGGTCTCTTTTTCGGCCATGAAACCGTGAACCATAGCGCCGGGGAGTACAGCCGGGGCTATGTGAACACGAACTCCATTGAGAGCGTTTGGGCGGTGATGAAGCGTGGGATATACGGTGTCTACCATCACGCCAGCCCCAAGCACCTGCATCGTTACGTCGATGAGTTCACCTTCCGCTTGAACGAAGGGGATGTGAAGATTCACACGCTGGACCGGCTCGATAGCTTCATCAAAGCGGTTGACGGCAAGCGTCTGACTTACGCGAGGTTGATCCAATGAAGCCACCTAAAATCCTCGACAAAATGGTTGATGTGGTGCTTGCTTACCGGCCTGAATCGAAGGTAAAACCTGCGAAGGAACGAAAGAAATCCACAAAGAGGCTAAGTGATGCGGAATCAAAGAAACGGGAGTCAAGTACGTAAATCCCAATTTAAACTTTGTCAACGCGTGACCACCTGCAGGTCAGCCTGGAGATTCATGAGGTCGAGCCCTGCCGGCGAGCCCTTCGCGCTCAGCCAATCGTCGCTC